TACCAGAGGACCTAAGCAGGACCACCACGACAACGACTCTATATATCTCTGGAGATCAGACACAGATAGATCAGCCTAGGGTTAGTACAACTACAACTATGGCTCCAGTGGAGACTTTGGATATAGTGTCACAGTTTAGACAGTCTAATCCAGAAGTAAGAGTTGGTGATGTAAACAAGGTCATACCTAACGCAAGCTATGAGGAGAGGATGCAACTTCTTTTTGATTACCCAGATCAGTTCAGTGAAGACATAAAGTACAATAATAAAATCAACAGCTATGTCACACAGTTAAAGGATCAGGGGTATAAAGACGATCAAATACTTTCATACCTAGAGCAACAGAAGGAGGGAAAAAAGTCCGAATTGTTAAAAAACTTCCCAGACCTGTTTGATGTAAAGTCTATAAATAGAAAGGATAATGTACTCAAGGCTTTAGAGAGTGAAAATATTTCATACAGCAAACTATTAAAGTTTGGATCTGAGTCTAAGTTAAAGAGTGAATATCCTGAGTTTGCTAACCTTATAGATCAGAAGAAGAAGAACGATAAGATTCAGAAAGAGATAAAGGCTCAAGAGAAGAAGATAGATGCTAATATTGAGGCAGAAAAACAAGCAATAGAAAGACAGTTAGAGACTGGTAAAAACTTTATAGGTCAGGACATGTCTCCTATAGATCAAGAAGCTGCTAGAAAAAGACTCAGAGAACTTGAAGGGGAGCAGACGTTGACTGATTTTGATGCAGGTGATCCCTTTCAGGGAGATACGTCAAGGGCGGATATAGGAAAAATTTCATACAAGGAAAAGCCTGTAACTGATTTTGAATTTAAAAGAATAGATGAGTTTAATGTAGAACCTATAGTTAATGACTACAGGTTTATGGACAAGGATAAAAAAGATCAAGAGTTATTATTTCTTGACGAATTAAATAAAAATATTAGAGCCACAGGAGGTACATCATTAAGTGACGAACAAATAAGAGAGGTTTATGTTGATGGAACTAAGCCTTTTAATGAAAGTTACAAGGAGTATGATGATAAGCTATGGAACAGTGTGTCTGGTATTGTATCTACAGAACCTGTTGTTGACTTAAACGACGAGTTTTTTGAGAGACATAACACCACAAGGGATGAGTTTATAAATAAAAGAAAACTTATACTTTCAAGCGGACTTTTTAATACACAGAAATTAGGAGAGACATACTACACAGAGGAAGAGTTCCAGGCAATGTACGATAGGGCATCTCAAAAATTGATCAATGAGTATGGATCCACAATAGGGACCTACGAAAAAATTACAGGTACAAATCTTAGAGAAAATCCTGAGCAGTTTTATGATGAGTCAAGAAAGAGTAGCTCTTTATACACATCAGATATCGATGAAGATATAGTGATAGGTGATTCAGAACAGACATCTAAGAATTTAAGAAAAAGATTTGGATTTCTTCCTTACGGATCTAAAGATGAGGCAGAAAATTATTTAGAGACAGAGGGGTTTAGATTTAGCTATGACGGAGACAATCTCGTTATACAGTCCACCATAACACCAGAAAGTAAAAGCTCTCCAGAGTTAGTCAATGGTATAGAGATAAATATGAATGGATCTGACGTATATGCAAAGATCAAAAAATTTATGTCTAAGGCTATAATTACTGACGATATAAAGTCTGTAATGAACGAGTACGAAAGAGGAGAGGGTAGGTTTAAAGGTAAGTTTAATGATCCGATGAGGGCAGCTATAGATCTAAGTAACTACATACTCTCTAAGCCTCATGTGTTTGGGGATGCAAATGGTTTTGCTACGGATGGATATGGGCAAGGATTTTTGTTTGGACTTATACCTATGGGTGGCGGTAAGAGTAAGTCTGATTTTATGATGGATATGTCTATCATAAACACTCAAATAAATGCACTAAAGGCAAAGGATCCTATTAGTAATAAGTATCTCATAGATCAACTAAATAAAAATCTTCAGTACGCACAGTACATAAATGAAGAAAAGGCTCCAGAACTTGTAGGTTTAAAAGGTGTCGCACTAGCTGCTCTATCTGGAGTTACAGAAACAGGTTCAGGTATAACTGAGGGTGTTGTAGACTTAATAATAGACATCCCATTTGCTCCTGTATCTAACATAATGTCAGAGGATGAGGTTAACATGCTAAAAGAATTTGACCTTGAGGAGTATCAGATTTTAGATATACAGAACAAGCGTATAAAGGATGAGGTTGAGTACGGTATAGACGAGTGGATAAATAACACGACAGCGGTTACAGATAAGTCACTAGCTGATGCAGGTCTTACGTATGAGTTGATGAAGACGATGATACACAGTCTCAGCACTGGTGCTATCGTTGGGTTTAATCCATCACTTGTTCCTGTCGCATTCGGACTTCAAACCACAGCAAGGGTGGAGAACGAGCTAAAAGACAGCGACCTAACTAACTTTGAGAAGAGACTTATATCTTGGCCTATGGCCACGTTTGAGGGTATACTTGAACAAAAAGGACTTCAGAGTGCACTTGGTCCAGGTAAGTCAAAACTATTCAGGTGGGTTGCAGCTAGAGCTTTAAAAAACTTACCTAAAAATGCAAGTCTCCATGCAATAGAGGGGAGTATGAAGTACACGCTGAAGGGGCTTAGTGCAAGGACAATCCTAGGAATAATTGAGGGTGGTTCTTATGAGGCACTTACGGAGCTAGGTCAAGAGGCTGTAGAATTTACAGAAAAAAATATTGTAAACATGCTCCTAGATAAGGAAGTGTTTAAGAACATGCCCGACATCACAACGGAGAAGGGAGCCAAACAATTTTTAGATCAGCTTGGCAAGGCAGCAGTATTAGGTTTTGGTGCTGGTAGTGGTATATCTACCATCAGCGGCACAACAAACCTACTTTCAAATGGTTTTAAATTAAAGGGCTTAAACAAATCATTTGAGAATCAGTACAATATAATAACCAGCGAGGAAGGTAGGGCTATTGCTTTATCACAGATAAACTTAGCCTACCAGTCAAAGCAGATAACTAAGGAGGAGGCTAATGCAAGAATAAAGGCAATGAATGAGGCCTATCCATTGATGATGGAGATACCTGCCGAACTGTCTTCAGGGCAGAAGAGACAGTCATATGATTTAATGCTAGAGAGAAAGGCATTAGAGGCAGAGGTAAAAGACAAGGACAAGAACCTGGTCGTCAAGCAGACGGAGAGGATCGCAGAAATAAATAATCAGTTACAACAAATAAGCAAGACAGATGCCATTCAAGAGCAAGAAACAAAGAAGGAAGTGCTACCAGATGAACAGCCCGAAATGGGACTGCAAGAAGTGGGACAAAGAGACACCAAAGACCAAGAAGAAGAAATAAGTCCAGATAACTCCTCAAACTATGCCAACCTTACTGAGGATCAGGAGGGTAATGTGGTATTCTTTCACAGGGGGCAAAAGGGTTATGAGACAGTAAAGCCATCTTCAGGTAAGACCAGAGCCACCTCAAGAGAAGAGGCTGCTGCAGTCGGAAAGGTTGGGGGCGTGGCCATGTATTATACTGACCAGAATGACTCAGAGACAGCTGTGTCAGGAGATGCACAGTACGCTGTGAAGGTACCTAAGTCAAAGGTATACGACGCTAATACTGACTCTAAAAATATTAAAGAGGAGGCCAAGAAGAGACATGAGCAGGAGAATCCAGGCAAGGCTTTTGACGCAAACACAGAACTTGCATACGTCACAAAAATAGCTGGAGAGCAGGGATACCAGATGGTAGTCGCTCAGTGGGATGGAAAGACAAGGGCACAGACGACTCAGGAACTTACACCTACAGATGTACAGGAGGTTGACGGAAACACTGTTACAAAGTCATTCAATGAGAAGTATGAAAGCAATAAGGACAAGGGATTTGTACCTGTAATACCAGCCACTCAGGAAGAGGGGCTTACAGAGGTGTATAAAGACATACAGAGCGAGAAGAGTCGTAGTAAGGAGTATGACGATGTATACTTCTTGTTTGACAGTCGTAGTAGGGAGAAGTATAGTCAGGAACAGATCACTAAGATGATCAATGACTCAAACCTATCTCAAGAGATCAAGGATAAGTACAACAATATTATGCAGGCAAAGCCTGAGTCCAGAAGGTCTGAGAAGACTAGGGATAATATTGCAGGGGTTGAGATTAAGTATCCAAACGCAGAACAGACAGAGCAAAGAAAGGCTGAGAGAACAAAGCCAGAGTATGTGGACAACGCAGCCAAGCAGAATGAGCAGGAGGACGTAGAGTCCTTCCAGAAGGAACTTGAGGGTGAGTTTGGTATGCTTACTGGTGAGAATCCATTAGGCAAGCCTCTGACAGAGGAGGAGAATAAGCAGCTTAATGAGAAGGCCGAGGAATGGCTAAAGAAAAAGGGATACAAGCCAAGAAGAATTACAGGTAAGTACGGACAGGCAGAGAACTCGTTCTTTGTACCTGGACTTACAAAGCAGGACGCAATAGCATTCGCTAAGGAGTTTAATCAGGAGTCTGTCGCTCACTCGGAGGGAATGATCTACCAGGACGGTAAGATGAATCCACGTAAGAAGTCTGACGACAACTTTAAAATGGAGCAGTACTCTCCAGAGTCTGACTTCGTGTCTGTGGTGAATACAAAGGACGGCCTAAAGACATTCGCTGTCGGATATGACTTTAACAAGGAAGAGGACTCGACAACAAAGCCAAAGCCTAAAAAGAAGAAAGCACCAAAGAAGGAGTCGAAGGGTATACGAAAGCAGATAGAGAACGCAAGGAAGGCAATAGCTAAGATCCTACCAGGTGTGGAGATCGTGGTTCATGAGAACGAGGATTCATACAGGAAGGCGACTAACGAAACGGACAGCAAGAAGCAGGCATCTCGTGGTGAGTACAACGCTAAGACCAAGAAGATACACATAAATATATCCAAGGCTAACAACAGGACAGTAGCTCATGAGGTCTTCCATGCCATACTACTAAGCAAGGTTAAGACAGACCAGGCCGCCAAGGATCTTACTGAGCGGATGATCAAGGCCTTATCAAAGAATCTTGAGGGTATGCCTGAGGTTAAGGAGGCACTCGACGCATTCGCTGCCAACTATGACGAGAACATACAGAGCGAGGAGAAGCTTGCAGAGCTGGTCGGTATACTGGCAGGTAACTATGCACAGATGAACAAGCCTAGCCAAAGTCTGATCAAGAGGTTTCTAGATCGACTGGCCAAGATGTTCGGACTGAAGCCATTCACTGACGGTGAGGTGGTCGACCTGTTGAACACAATAGCAGGAAAGGTTGCAGTGGGTGAGGAGATCAGTGATGTGGATATTAAGGTTATTCCTAAAAATAAAACAGCAGAAATAAAGGAGGCAAATAAAAGATTTCAAGCTGATTTTACCGATCTTAAATCTGGAGTTACTTATAGCTTTGATAAAAACACAAATGAATTTAAAAAGATAGAACAAAAATACATAACAAGAAATAAATCGATTTCTGATTTTAATAATGTATTTATGATTTTACATCAACCTGATTCAGCGTTTTCTGGAAAAATTAGTAAAAAATTATCTGATGGAAGTGAAATATTAGTTGAGGGTAAGGGAGGTATATTTTATCCCATTAAGTTTCATGAGAAAGGATATTTTTGGGCAAGTACATCTAAGGCTGCTCAAGCAATGGCTGAGTCTATGAATAAGGCCATTAATAAGGATGGTAAAATATACATGGCGTTAACAACTGCTCCGACAAATAAAGTTTTATCTAGTACAAATGCAGCTAATGGTGTTATGAATTTATTTATATCATTATCAAAGAACCCAAAGTTTAAGATAACAGGTATTGAATCTATACTCATAAAGTCTTACAACAAAGCATTTGGTAATAAGATTGATAGCTCTAATAATTTAGATGAAATAGTAAAAATAATAGAGGAAAAATTAGGAGCTGAAAAAAGTAGTTTTGATGATAGAAAGACCTTTTCAACATCAATCATAGATTCTGTAGTTAAATCTATTCAAAGAAAAAAATCAAACCAGGAAGCACAGAATAGTTTGGCTGATTTCTTTGGAGAGGGTATGATGGCAGAGGATCTTGTAACAAAGTTTAAAAAAGGATCTAAAATTAGTAAGGCTAATCTTACAGAAGCAGTATCTCAAATGCTTACAGAGCCAATGTTAAGAGATGGAAAATCTAAAACTGAAAATGGATCAATATATGCTATATTAGAGATTGAAGGAGAGGTTGAAGCTGTGGATGCAAAATCTGAAACGGATCATGAGTCATATCCAAAGGCTATAAAATCAAAGGGTGACAGTAAAACAACACTACATTTATTAACTGATAGAGTAAAATGGAATAATGTTACCATTGATCCTGATACAGGAAAAACAGTTAATAAGTCAGGAAAAGTTAAAAGTAAAGATCCTAAAAAGAAAGGAAGACTTGTAGAAAGATGGACTCAAATAATGAGCCCAAGTGCAGGTATTACTACACAGGGAGTAAAAATAGATACATCTGAGGTCACAACCCCAGCCAAGCGTAAGCAGCTGGTCGCTCCAAACGGAAAGCCGTCCAATCTAAATCAAGAGCAGTACGACCTGGTAAGGACGCCTGAGTTTAAGAACTGGTTTGGAGATTGGCAGAACGATCCAAAGAACGCCAGTAAGGTTGTCGATGAGAATGGTGAGCCTATGGTTGTCTATCATGGAAGTGCAGCAGATTTTGATGTGTTTGATAAGAAAAAATTAGGTAGTTTAACTAATACTGAAATAGCAAAAGCTGGATTTTTCTTTGCATCTAACAAAGTAGCAGCAGACCAATATGCTTTTATAGGTGGACTTCAAAATCCTTCTTTAGAAAACAAACTTACAGAATCAAGAGCTTTTTTCTTAAATATTAAAAAACCATACAAAGCCACACAGGAACAATGGGAGGATCTTCTTAATTGGGCATCTGATGGATCAAGAAAATACAATTCACCAACAGCTTTAAAAAAAGCAAATAAAGAATTTAAAAAATCTCTTTTAGCAGATGGCTTTGACGGTGTAGATTTTGATAATGGATTAGAAATAGTAGCCTTTGAGCCTAACCAAGCAAAACTTGCAGACGGATCAAACAAGACATTCGATCCTCAGGAGCCCTCGATCAGGAAACAGAAGGACGACGGGCCTTCAAGAGAAAGGGTTGATAAGATTATAGATGGCATAGTTCAAAAGCTGGAGGATAGAAGACTAAAGAAGCTAGAGAAAGATAGAACTAGAGGGCCTTTGACTGCAAAAGAAAAGTTAGATGCGACCATATCTTACTTGAAAGGAAGTAAGCTTTATCAAGAGTCTACAGATTTAGAAAGAGAACAGATTGTTCGTCAGCTTACTGAGGATCTAGGTATTAAGATCAAGAAGGCTCCGTCTGTAAGAAAGGTTCTAGGTAAGAAGAAGAGAACAAAGGTTGTAGTAGACCAGCTGGCAGAGTACAAGAGACAGATAAAGGAATGGAACAAGTCGGCAAGGCTTGCAAAGAAGGACCTCAATACAAGACGTAAGGAGCTTGCAAAGCTTGTAAAGTCTATGGTTAGACAGGGTATAATGACATCAAAGCAGGCAGGTATACTTGTGGAGAGATCTAACATTGTAAACCTAGAGAACGAGGAGATACTCAACAGGTTCCTAGACTATGCAGAGAAGGTGTTTAAGAATGCAGAGTATGCAGAGAAACTTAGACAGGCCTCTGCAATAAGAAAAAAAATAAAGAGAAACCTTAAGAAAGATAACCAGGCAGAGGTCATAGCCATGGCTAAACAGTTTGCAGAGATAGATCCACAGATGGTTGAGGTTCTTGATCTTTACATGGACTATGCAGAGCAGATGAATGACGCACTTAAATCCTCAAGGATAAAGGGTGGAGAGGTAGACATGAGACAGGCTGCAAACCTTGCAGAGATAGCTGAGTTCTACCAGGGTGCCATAGATAATCAGAACAAGATCCTAAAGAAGGAGATGATCGCCAAGTATCAGGACCTGAACCTAGACGAGAATATGTCTATTAATGAGATTAAGGAAATAGTAGAGGCGATAGAGTCGGGAGATGTGAAGCAAGGACTTGAGGCAGAGGTGATGTCATTCCTAACGAAAAGATTTGGAGTCATGTCTGCGATAGCTAAGGACATGATCAAGAGAAAGATCAACCCATTTACTGGCGAGACGATAGACCTGACAGACCATCAGATAGATATGGTGTCTAGGCTTATAGATGCAGACCTGTCTACGATGGACGTGAAGGACGCAATAAAGTTTGTAGAGTACATAGACAACTTCATAACAAACGAAATAACAAGCGGACTTGAGTCAGCCATAAGTATATACGAGGGTGTTCGTTCAATAAGAAATCTTGCGAAAAGATTAATTAAGGCACGTATGCCTAAACTAGGAAGTTTAGGTCTCAATCTTCTTAGTGAAGATTTAGGTAGAATTTGGAATCAGTACCTTACAAGCATGCCAGTTCTATTCGACAGAATATTTCAAGGCACAAACAGGGGGCTTAAGGTGATGAAGGAGATCGGTCTTCAGGACATTATAAACGGCAAGGCTAAAAAGATAAGGGTTCATAAAAATATTATGGATCAGTATAAAAAAGAATTCATAGAGGGAGACAAGAAATTTATGGAGGCAGAAAATGTCTACGAGAGAGGCATGATTGCGTTCATGAGTAGAAATCTTGTGGGTACAGTAGCCGAGCAGAAGGCTGAGTTTGAAAGACGTAAGAGACTTGTACTTGAGAGTATAGAGTACCTTGAGAATAGCGGTAACAAGCAGGAGAGAAAGAAGGCAGAGGTATACAGAGAGGTATATGGTAAGCTTGATATAGCGTCCGCAAAAGACATCAATTCAATCAGAGAAAAGGCGTCAAAGAAAAATATTGATGCGGTGTCATGGTGGACAGATCAGTGGGCAGACAAATATAACGACCTGGCAGATGTCAGCCTATCAGTGCACAACACGATACTTGGAACGGATACAAACTACACTCCAGATAAGTACAAGACACTGAGTAGCAGGGTTGATATAAGTAAGGAAGATTTAGCTAGATCTGTAGAGGAAACAGGGGCATTTATGTCTGGAACTCATATAGACAGAAACAAGTCTGGGGTTCTTATGGAGACCACTAGACCAAAGACACTTCCAAAGAATAGGTACGTTAGCTTTGACTTTGATATGGACAACTCTCTGTCGATGGATAAGGCACTCACAGATATATACACATCCGCAGCGATACAAAAGTTTTATGGTGCCACAAGGTCGTCTTCGTTTGAAGAGGTGTTTGGTGACACATCCTCAATGGTACTTGAAAGGGTATCAGACTACATACGAGACCTAAAGGGTAAGGGTGAGTACATGAGCAACAAAGAAATATCAAAGATCTTTAACACGGTTGCTAAGTTTGGTGTCTCAAAGGCACTGGGCGGTATGTCTCAGGCTCTTAAGCAGACCATACCTGTAATGATGAACACCATTACTAATGCAGGAAGGTTTGACTTCGCAAACAAGTCTGACCTGAACTGGGTTAACAACTCAGACATGGCAATCGTTAACAGAGGAATAGAGTCAGAGACAGCGATTGAATCTGCAGATGCAAGTGTTGAGATAAATCTTGACAACATAAGAACAATAATGAGGGGTGTAGATAAGCTCCAGGGACTATACCTGAAGGCCTTCCTACAAGGGCCTGATGTATACGTGGCAAAGTCATCATTCATAAGCTACTACAAGCAGCATATGCAAAGGAATGGGCTAAGTACAGAGCTTGTTGAGGGTGAGTACAACCAGGATGCACTTGAGTATGCACAGATGATGGTAGACAGGCAGCAGAACGTATCAGATCCTGCACTTGCAGGTACCTTCCTATCTAAGGCTGGTAATGTAGCAATAGTTCGAAAGGTTATAGCACCATTCGCATCCTTCGTGATAAACCAGAAGGGTAGAATGATGGCAGACCTAAGGGTTCTGAATCCAACAAACACAACTCCTACAAACGAGGACAAGAAGGCTGCAGCGAGATCACTTGCTGGACTTATGGTTGAGCTTACAGTATTCCACACACTATCTGCAGTAATAAGAGAAGGATTTAAAAGTGCAGCTAAAGGCTTGTTTGGAGATGAAGATGAGGATAAGGAGGAGAAAGAATGGGGATCTCTTGAGTCAAACAAGAAGTTCTGGGATGCATCAAGCTATGCCTTCTCAAGCGTTGCAAAAGACGTACTTTCACCGTTCCCATTTGTTGGCGACGGACTTGTTTCGGAAGGTCTTAATATGCTTCTAGAAAATTTGGATGTAAATCTTGCAGATGAGGATGATGTACAGGCAGCTATAGATGCAGAGAATGAGCTAAGGCTTCTTAAGAGAAAGGATCCTATGACAGACAAGGAGAAGAAGGAGCTAAGAGAAAAGGTTATGGAGCAGGGTAAGATCTCTGTGTATGAGGATGATGCAGTACTCAAAACACTTGGTGTTCTTAGTATAGGTAAGGATGCTATAAAGGATCTAAATGATGCCTATATGCTATATAAGAATGGAGAGTACGAACAGCAGGGTGCATTTGGTAAGAAAAAAAGATATGTTTTAGAGAGAGACAGGGAAGGTCTTGGATCTATTGTACTTGGAAAGTTCTTTACAGTAACTGGGCTTGCTCCTAAGGATGTAGGTGATATAGCAAGGTACGGTATGAAGGAGATAAAGAAGAAGTCAATATCTGAGAAGCAGTACGAGAAGTATCAGGAGGTAAAGAAGGATCTAAAAAGAAATCCTACAGAGGCCGAAGAATATCTTATAGTAAACAGCGGAAGAAAGGCTAAGGATATAACTGACGATATAAACAGAATAAACAAATACTTCGAAGGCCTCACTCTTGATCAGATGAAGGAGTTTGTAGAGGCAGAGAAGTACGGACTACATAGAGGACAATGGGCTATCAGAAACATAAAGGAGGGCAAGACAGCCAAAGAGCTTACCAAGGAAAGAAATATACCAACGGAAAGTAAGAGTATGTTCTCTACTAGAAAAGGTGAGTAAGCCTAGCAACCTGACCATGATCAGGGCTATGAATGAAGGCTTCCACCGCCTTTGGAGCGTGCTGATAGCCTTTGCGGTGATGCCATGAGTCACTGCCAGACGGGCTTCTAAGCGTCTCTATACAGACCGAAAATACATCCTTAGATGTCTTGTGATGTATATGATGCCCATAAATATATCTGTGCTTGCAATCGTTCCAGTGCTCTGACGCCTCGTGTGCCATAAGCATCGGAAGGTCTTGAGACTTAGCACCGTCCATGTGTGTGCTTCCAATAAGATTCTTTCCATAGACCGTGTACTTCCTGTGAGACATGTCATTGTCAAAGGTTACGTTTTTAGATTTACGGAACCATGACTCTATACACTGCAACAACATGAACCCACTCATGTAGTCATGGTTACTTGGGTTGTATACAACCTCTACATCAGCCACAGACATCAATGTCTCTATAATATCAATAAGAAGACGCTTTGCTGTCACAAAGTTCTCGTACCACATACCATCGGTATCCTGTGGAGTCATACTTGTCGTCTGTCTCCTGGGATTGTCGGTGTGTAGTATGTCGTTACCAGCTATGAATATTATCTTGTCTATGTTCCATGACTCAGACTTTGATAGGATACCCTCAAGTCCTTCCTTAACCCTCTGTACAGCGATCTGGCTGTTGTACTCCTCACCAGTCTCAAAAGACGAGCAGAGTTTTCCTATGTGGATGTCGGCAGGATCAAATACAAGGCAGTGAGGATCATTTGTCTTCTTCCTCTTGATCTTCTTATACTTAGGACTCCATTTTGATACCTCTTCAGTAAGCTCAGATATGAATGACTCTGGATCAAAATCATCCTTTCCTGACACATTTATTGAGTAGTGCTTACCCTTGTACCAGTAGTGCTTAACCTTAGCTGGATCTATACCAACGGACTCGCACTCGTCATCAATCGCTCTATTATTAATTATTTTTCTTACCTGCATCCTTACGGCATCAGGATTTGAATCAAGGTCGAACTCTTTAGTTATACGCCTAGAAATTTCTGTCTTATTTGTCATACCGTTGTCATACAACTCCAGTACTCTATTCCGATAAACTCTCATGTGATTTTTGTATATCCTTAAGGATTTTAATTAAATTTTGAATATTGTCTTTCAACTCACTATTATCCTCATCCATCAACGCCTCATATATAGAATCGGTCATGCTATTTATCTCAGACATCACAGCGTTAACGTAGTTTACATGACTCATAATGCCAAATATATGTAATTTATATGTCGTAACAAAGCCCTGAAAGGTATTTTTTGTTAGATATAGAGTAATTCACAGTGTATTTGTGAATATCTTCCCTCTTTATAAACCTATTTATAAACCTTTCATTTAGAGGATTTAATGAGTCATCAAGTGCGATAGGGATCATGGTTATGGTCTTATTAATCTTACGAAGTCTTGACCTCATGGACACAGGCCTTGCATTGACCGTTATATCCACACAGTATACTCCCCTAGTACATTTCATTTGCTATCCTCCTCTTTATAGTTTCAACATCCTTAAACTGCCTGCAATTTTTTATGTCTTCAAGTAGGTTGTAACTCTTTTTTATCTCTATCTTTTCATAGCCAAAAATATCCATGTATTCAGATACGTCGTCATAAAATAATTCGTCCTTATTCTTAGTCCAGTATTCGTATCCATTTAACCCATGTATAACCGTAGCATGAGTTCTGTTAAATAATTTTCCTATATAATCAAGGGAGTATCCATTTTCCCTAAGCACTGCAAATAAAAATGCTCTCTTATGAACAAGGAACCTATGTCTGTCCCTGGTTGAAAGCCTGTCTCTATGTATAATTTCTATAATTTTATCTATCATTCTTAATGTTTTTAATTAAAATTCTAACCTCTCTACCTAGATCTGCATCGTTTGGATACATATCGCATAGGTCACTTATTGTTACATTTTCTTTTTCTTTATTCACATCGTGCTTATACACGCTGTCTTTTACCTGTCTTAATTTATTTAGATTTTCCATCATATACATATACCTTTAGTCCGTGTTTTTTTAACTCTTTTATTCTATATTCCTGTAATGGTCTAGGCTTCTTACCTGGACGCTTGACCTCATAAAACTCAGCGTCTGAGTCTTTGGGTATTGCAATAAGATCAGGGATACCTGGCTTGTTGGTGACGGACAACTTCAAAACGTAGTAGCCATCCGCCTCCAACTGTTTTATCAACTTAGCCTGTATCTTCTGTTCAGTCATACTCTCTTATTCACAATCATCAAAGTCCATCTCTAGCTGATTCAGTAGCATGTCCTCGTAATACCTTATGTTATTCTTAATAGACCTTTTATCAAACTGATTCTTACTCAGCTCAATGTTTACGTTTACAAGCTCTTCCTTAAGATCGTGAAGCTTATCCTCTATCTCTATCCTTTTCATAATCCTTTTTAAATATGTTAACAGTATAACTCTTTTTCTTCTTAACCGCTGTGTATATCTTGTCCTCAATACCACCCTCACTAAATATCCAGTACACCTTATTAAAGGTCCTGTCCATCGTAGTCATCCTATCCCTGGCCTGCCAGTAACTGACTGCAGAGAAGTCTATGTTGTAGAATACAAGATGTGCAGCATTACGTAGCGATATACCCTCACGTCCAGAAACGATCTGAAGTGCGATTGACTTGTCGGTTGAATTAAACTCTTCCAGGTCCGTAGTAAGGCTGTCACCAAACACAGACTGAAGTACCTTCAGCTCCTCCTTAAACTTGTAAAATATACCGATCTTTCTTCCCTTAAACTTGTCCCTGACAAATATAGCCTTTGTTCTGTCAATGGCCATGCTATTTCCTGATTCAAATTTAACGGTTCCGCTGTAAAGTTGGTGTAGCTTCTGCATCAATTTAGCAGGAGTGTCACCTAGGATAACCTCCTCACTTCCCTCAACAACAAGGTCCTTAGAAAGCTTGTCACATATCTGGTACGTCCTTTCCTGCATCTTTACATACAGGATCTCCTCCTCTATGTCTGTAGAGAATCCAGCCTCCTTCTGTGTGAAGGATATCACGTATGGTGCAACAGCACCCATAATCTTATCCTCGATACCACGAGAATAGTCATTTACCATGAAGCTGTTTATCTTCCTCTGCCACACATTGACATAGTCATGAGACCATGCATAGAAGTTCTTGTATGACCTGAATGGATTGTCAGGATGCACATAAAACTGGTGGTATATCTGGCTGTATGACTCTGGAGTCAGTGTGCCAGTCATGAGTATAAGCTTGGCATTGTTTATGGACAGCATCTTTCTTATCTGACGTGTCCTTATGCTTGGCTTAGGAAATGCAGACATGGTGTGTGACTCATCGCACACCACCACGTCAAACATCACATCCTCAATCTTATGTATAGATTCATAGTTTATGATCGTTATATCAAACCCTGGATCCATGGTGTCGTAGTCGGACTGTATGGATGATATGGCCTTCTTCTTTGTCAAGAACAAAACCTTGGTAGCCCCAGTAAGCCTACATATCTCTAAGGATGTGAAGGTCTTACCGAGGCGTACCTCCATCGCAAGGCAAACCATATTAAGCCTGTTCAGTATATCCACACCTCTCTTGGATATATCTACCTGGTAGTCACGTAGTTTCATATCTTAAAAGTTTAGTTTAACCTGTTCAGGCTCAGTTTCTATAAATTCTATAAATTTTCCTTCAGCTTTCCTAGTAATCACTGGCTTGGTGTCGTACTTAAACTTACCATAGCTGTCAAGCCACTTGTAAAACCTACTATGAGAAAGCTTGAACTTTCCGTAGGTACCGTAGTCTGGATACTCGTCAGTGAAGTTATTGTATAGCTCCATACCAAGGCTGGCGGATCCTTTGTTTGTGTAAGAGTTGTCCTTCTGCTCCGACCATTCCCAGAAGTCTGAGTTTGTCTCGGCAATAAAGTTCCTTACCTTAAGGTTCTTAAACTCACAAACAACAAGGCCGCTCTTTAAATATAGCTGCAGGTTGTCGATCATGTAGTTGTCAAACTTTGACCACTCAGAATCATTCCACTCACTGAATAGCATGTGACCGAAGTCGCTCTCAGGTGTGAAACTCTTTGTGTAGTACTGCTTGAACTCTAGGTCCCACTTACGCCTCTCGAAGCTGTTACCAGCTCCCTTGATCGCATAGTTCGTGGTGATTACAATCTTTGGCGAGTACTCAAAAGGTATGTGTATCTCATCCTTGTTCTTCTTCTCAAGTGTTATACCCTCCGTGATTACAGAGAAAAGTCTCTCGAAGTCAAAGTTCTTGGCGACGTCATCAAACACAAGAGTCTGCGTGTCTACCTGAACCCTCTGGTACGGGAAAGACTTCTGGAATGAGAATCCCTTGCCGTCAATTATGACCATCTTTTTAATATGACTTATTGACTTGACAAAGATACCCTTACCAGTACCACCCTCAGGATGGTCAGATATGATCTCGTCATTGAGTATCACAGCAGGGCAGTAGCTTGCTGGCTTGTGTGAGTGCATCAGGTATCCCAGTGTGCTCTCCATAGACCTCGTGCTGTCTGACCTATCCCCAGATATGTTCTTGATGAAGTACCTGAACTCTGAATCCTTAAACTCGGACTTTATGAAGTCCCTGTCTATCTTTTGCTTCTCCCATACATGCCCCTTTAGGTTTCTGTAAGAAATGGTTTCTACGCTATCCCTTGTGACCTTTACGGCACAGTTGAGGTAGTAAAGATAAGCCTCATCAGTGTTGTCCACCATGAAGTTAGGCTCTATCCTTGAGACATAGTTTAGGAATGTCTCCTGAAAAAACTTTGTGTTCAGTGCGAAGAAGTTATATACCGACATGTCATCGATACCCAAAAGATAGTCAAGGACAAAGTCCTTTATCATCTCCTCATTCACATCCGATATCGTGTTATCAATCACCCTCACAAATACAAAGTTATTACTACCCACTGGATAGTACTTGTAGAAACCATTATCCTGCAAGTATAGTCTGAACAGGTGAGGCACAAGATCAATCTTGCCCTTACTATTCTTTATCCAAAACTCATTAAAATCTACAGTCTTAGCGACCTCATCGACATCTATGTCCTTGTTGCTGTTCTTTATCTCATCGATGGGTACGCCCATCTTTATATTGTTGGCTATCTCTGACGTCTTATCAATGTCCTCATAGAACTTAGTGTTGTGTCCAGACATATTCTTGTACGCACTACGTACTATGGCCATTATCTCTGAGGACTTCTCTCCAGTAGAGTCGTATGAGTTTAGGGTGCTGAACGCCTCATCCTGGTTGATACCAAACTCATTGAGTGCGGATGCTAGGATGAACAGGTTGTTGTTCTTCTGTCCCTGTACCATACCATACTTCTTATCCCACCATAGTGAGAGCCTGCGTATGATCTCGTTGCTGTCTGATATCTTTATTGTTGCCTTGGATCGAGTTATAAACTCTGTCTCCTTCTCCATGTCCTTCCATACAGATGAAAGTTCATTGATATAAATGTCTGGATCGTAACTCTCGTAGCAAACCCTGGATATGTTCTTGCACGAGGTGTCAAACTCATCGCATGCGTAGTACTTCTCCAATGCCTTGAAATACTTCTTATGATTCTTAGCATCCTTAGGTATCCTAACGAGCGTCTTAATGCCATCCCCAGATGGAGATGTGAATAGGCAGTACGTGAACTCGTCCTCCATCAGCTCCACCCTCTTTGAGTGTAGATGCTGCTCGTCCCTGAACCCATCGAAGTCAAGGCACATGATTCCACTATGCTCTATGATAGAGCTGTCACGCCTGTCGGAAAAGGTTCCAGAGAAGCAGATAGCAGGCAGTTGCTTCTTTAACTTATTCCTGCTATCCTTATCTCCCTCTAACCTAACCTTACCTATTAAGTCCTTTGAAGATCCGTCACGGATCCTATCTATAGCCCTATCTATATCTATGTGGTAGGGCTTGTCTGTGTCGTTTATTGTCTTAAAGTACGTTATCATCCTTTCTCTGCATTAGAAGTTTAGTAATATATGCCGTGGCATCCATCAACTCCTCAAGCAGATGCACAAGGAAGTCATCGTCATTGTTGTCGTGTAGTGTTGTGTTGTACTTAATGATACCCTTCCTACTCCTGGCGTCATAGTGATCCTTTAGTTTCTCTATGACCTTATCTCTCTTCTCAAGTTTATCTGTACGTGTGGTGTGGTATTTCATATGATTAAATTAAATTGGTTAAAAAAACACCGACCACCATACAGTCGGTGTTATAGGTTTTTACTGAGTATGGTCAGCTAACCAGCAGAACCCTAACTGCTTTCATCATGAACACACAATGGCTAGAACGGAAGGTCTCCGTCCTTCTCTTGAGTTGTAACTGGCTGTGGAGCTGCCTGAGTTGAAGTTGATCCTTCTATCCTCCATGCCTCTAATGTGTTGAAGTACTTAACCTCACCCTGTGGTGAAGTCCATTCACGTCCTCTTAGGTTAAAGGACACCTCAACCTCCTGTCCCTCCATGATGGAGTCAAGCATGCTTACCTTGTCCTGTACCGTCTGGAACGATATCTTCTGTGGGTACTTGTCTGCCTGATCGTTCAGCACAAACGTTCTCTTCTTAAACTTTTCGTTTACGTGTTCTGTGTCTAAGATCTTTTCTACGACACCTGTCATTTTAAATTGATTACTCATTCTATTTGTTTTTGGTTGTTAAAAAATTTACATATTCTTTTGCATACTTCTCTGCGGCAAACATCCTTGCATCCATGTGCTTGATGTCATCCTCGGTCAGCTCTATCTTTACTATGGTTGCACGAAGGTTGTCCTCCAGTGCGTCCATGTAATGCAGGCTGTCGTCCTCATGCTCAGGCATAAGCTCCTCAGGTGTGGTGGTGAGTATGTATGCAATCTCACCATCAGCCCAGTGCTCACCAGTCTTCTTGGTAAGCATGTATAGGTACATCTTTACCTGCCACTCGTATGCTGGGTTCTTTGGTGCACGCTTTGGGAAGGTTTTCTTGGACCAGCTGGACTTTATGTCGATAACCTTTCTTCTTTCACAATCAACAATGTCAGGGTGTCCTGACGCAAAAAGAAAGCTGAGTGAAAAATGATCATCCTCCTCCTCCATCTTACGGTAGTCCGTGAAGAAGATTCGGTTGTATATCTCTATAGACTCGTCCTCAACATCTGTACCCTTGGTCATCTCCCTCGTGTTGAAGGATACCTTGTAGTCGTACACCATCTCATCTATGGCCTCCTCGATCAGTGTCCTGGCACCCTCACCCAATGTAATGGGTGCGTCACGCTTGGCTATCAGCTCATCACGTCTGGCCGCCTGGTTGTCTGTAAGTTTGACCTTGGTCATCAATACATAAAGTGCCTCCATCTGCTTATCAGTGAGGCCGTCCGTGCCCGTGAATAGGGCTGCACACTTACTTGCTCTTACTCTCAGCATCTTTCAGGGTTTTAGTTTGTGAATCAGTTAGTTCGTACACGGCAGATATCTTTGCCAGTGTTGACCGTCCGTTTGATACAGACTCGGTTGCCTTCTCCATCTGTTCTTCAGTGAGGACCTTCTTGGTCTTCTTTGGAAGAGGCCTGGTGCTGAAACGCAGTGCGTCCACCATTCCCTGAGGTGACTTGACCTTCTCGGTGTTTAGGACGATCTGCTTACCGATGTACTCGTTGTAGTCGAAGGTTCCAAAGAACTTCTCCAACCTCTTGAAGTTTGATCGGTTGCAAACCATTGGCTTGTTGAACTCCTCCATCATCAGGAAGACCTTGTCCTCCTTACCCATCTCGCCTACGAAGACGTCCTGGTATATTTTCTTGATGGTTACTAGCTTTGGCTCATACTTTCCATTGACCTCCAAGTCCCATGAGCCGAGGTACTTGTTGTCTTTCATTAAATTTCTCCAGTGCATATAAATTAAATTAGAGGTTACAATATTAATCAATTTTTGTCAATAAGTTACGGTATTTGTTAATTTTTTTTTGAAGAACTTCTCGACGTCTCTTGAACATGTCGATCATTCTATCGTTACCGTTTGATAGTGATATCCTTACCAACTCGTTGGTCCTGAGTAGCTTACGGTTATGTACATCAAGGTTTAGTTTAAGGCATCCTATTAGCCATCCCTCGGTCTCAAAAACTTTTAGCATCTCTCCATCGACGTCCTCAAACTTGTCTGTAGAGGTCATCACGTTCTTTATCTCGATACGTCCATCCTCATGGAACCTCTCGATCTTGACACCCATGTCCAGGTACCAGTCGCTGTCTTCTGTCCAGTACAATGACTTGTCTACGTCATTGACTAGGTCTTCCCAGGCCTTCATAGTTTCCTGTATATTAGGTCATAAGTATATCCGTCATAGTCATCATAGCTAAAAAAGTATGTGTCCTTATCTTTTATCTCTCTGAGTACAACATCATAACCATCCATGTACTCTATAGAAAATAGTACATACACATGATTCTTTCTATCACTCTCAAAATATGAAAACATCAAAACCTTTGAGTTTTTATCCACGTCAAAGTCATCCATATTGACGTCATAGAAGTCATAGACCTTCATACATATATCTATGGCTTCGGGCTTGTCGTATGTCCTGCATAGATATTCTGCATCGCCCATGTATGTGAATCCCTTGGGTACATTGAATGGTTGTGCAATTAAATTGGTGCTGAACATCAACACCATAATTAGAATTAAATTTTTCATAGTATTAAATTTAAGATTGATAAAAAGAATGCGATGCATGAGCCGAACATACAAAGCATTCCGATTGGAATAACTATCGACCTGACGGCTATACTTACCAGGTGATCCATCGACAGATGTACCAGCCACAGTGATAGGCCGAATGCTATTATTGAAAGTATTGGTATCATATTAGTTTTGGTTTATTTCCTCAATTAAAATCTGAACCTTGCTCTCCTTGATGTCTACCAACAACGCCTCTGGGAAGAAGAAGTTGAAGTAGTTTAGGGCTGTTAGGTCGTCCTCGCAGTGTATCTTTGTGTACGACTGTTCTCCATGCTGGATGAATGTCAGTACGAATGATTTTCCGTGTGTCATAACTTGCATATGTATATAATGTTACATCTCCTACCGAACTTTCTCAGTGCGTCTCGGTAGCTTGACGCTTGTATTGTGTCGCCAGTGCATAGGTTTTCGCCTATCATGTAGCAGATGTGGAAGCTACTCATCGCCTACCTCCTCATCAATTACCTCGATTGATTGTAGGCGAATCTCTCCCCTCCATCTACATTTGGTGCAGTTCTTGTACGTCTGTGGGTGTTCGAACTCGTACACCTCATGACAGTCGTTACATTTGTATGTGTATATCTTTTTTTCTTTACTCATCTTCTTTGTTTTAATTAATAAATAAAAAGGGGCAGTTTTTTCACAGTCTGCCCCGTTCTTTCACGGCTTAATCCCATACAGACATCAGCTAAATGTCCAAGGTTTCATCACATCTCCGTGTCTGGGTATCACCAGCATAGGCCCCATGAGATTTTATAGAGTAAATTTGGACCGTACAACCTCTATCAACCTGCTGTGCCAGGTCAATTCTAATAATTTCTTTGTTCATTCTTTTGTATTCTTCATCAGTAGCAAATGCATTTAATGTGGAGAAGTAAGTGTTATTCCATCCACACTTGTTTATTTCAAAGTACTCCTTTCTTATGTCGCTTATTGCACACGACTTTGCTATTGATTTACTCATCTTTGTTTTGTTTATGATCCACATGACAGACATTCATCGTCGTCATCTAGCTCTGGGTTAGTAACTATCTCTGGCTTCAGTATCTTCTTCAGTTCGTATATCGCACTGTGCGTTTCGGCATCCTCAAAAAGGTTGCCAGTCAGTGTGCTCCTCAGTGCCCTTATATCTGCATTAATCTCTTTCTCGTTCATCTTAGGTATATGTTTATATGGTTTGTAATCATTACGTCATCGCCACCGATCCTGGACATCATCTCGTCTGTCCGATTGCCTATCAGGATGATGTGCCTCCTCGATATCTGTATACGATAGAAGTGGTCTATGTCTATGCCCTTCTTCATGCAGACATACATCAGGTATCTCATCATCACGCTCATCTCTCTGTGTTTAGGTGGTTAGTAATCTCATCCTTAAAGGTATCAAAATTATGCTCGCCATACGAATCTATAACTATCTCTGATACAGAGCGAGCGAAGTCCTTTATGCTCATGTTCTCGTCAATCTCTCCGATTGATTGGTATATCTTGGTCGCTAGTTCATTCATATCTATTTATTTAATTCATTCTCTATTAATACTCTCAGCCGATCCATGTTGATATCCCTGTCGCCATCTACCCTCTCTATCAAGGTAGGGCGAAGGTATGTGATGTAGTCGTAGTCGTACTCAGTGTCGTCATTCAGTCCGTTGAATCGTACTGGGAACTGCTCACGACTTAGTTCCCTATCGACAGACACATTGAAGTGGTCAGTCCCTGATACGCATACGCATATGTTTGCGTCGTCTATGTAATCTATGTCTATGTTCATTTGATTTGATTTTAATTGTTGGGAGATTTAGAGCCCTCCCTTTGACTCATATTGTTTATATTAATGTAATTACCTTGCTTTATTCTATATAACCTAGAACTCTTTACAAATTTCTTTAACCAATCTGAAAGTGTTCTATCAGGTACGCCTATGGTTTGTGCGTATTCATATATATCTTTCCTCCTTAATACACCATCCTGATTGTTTATCCATTTAAGTAACTTTTTTTCTAGCATAAAATCATATTCCCAAAAATCTCTTTCTTCCATCTCTATAAAATTTATTTGTTTATTATTTTAAGTGTTTTTTATATTAAGCAACTTCCCACAATTTTCGTTCTAACCTCCATTGTCTATGCTTCAAAGTATCCCATTCTTCTTTTAATTGTGGGAACTCTTTTAAAACTTTTCTGAATAAGTTGCTTGACATAATAAAACCACCTTTTAAGCAGAGCATATC